TCCCGAAGTATATACGCAGAAATGTTAGTATTTTTTCGATATAAATGTTTCGATAACCAATCACCTGTTTTATAGGTCATCATTTCACCATCATCAGAATCAAAGCCTATCCATAATGATGCCCTACGAATCCCGCCGGATAACACTGCATCGGCTATAATGCAAGTAATATCAGCAACTTCAATAGGTCGAAGTTTACGCTCACAAGATTGGTTTAGAATCTCTCTAACTTGTTCTAATGATTTTTTCAATCCAAGATGTCCCGGTGCATTTCCCCCACTTGTGATTAGTGGTGAACCTTCTGGACGAATGCTACTATAATCAAATTCAACATAATCACCTGTTTGCATGTAACATGTAAACAACATTTTTACTGCATTCGCCCAACCTTCTATACTATCATCTATACTATAGTGTAGTACTTTTCTGGAAATATGTTTTATTTCTGGAAGTTGTTTTACATGGCATCTTTGGATTGATATACCTACACCGCATCCGCATAGTAATATGAATAGTAAATCTGAAAAGTAAGATTGTCTATTTGCAGCCGTAGCGGAACAGTTATAAATGCGTTCATTGTGTGTTTCAATAGCAGGTCCAGCAAATTGTAATGATCTGGCGGATGGTATAACTTTTCCAGTTATAACCGATCTTTGGAAAACTGTTATTATTTCGCTTGTTAGTAATGGATATTTTCGACAGTGCATATCCATAACTCTATGGCAAGTTTCAGACCAAGTTTCTTTTATAAGACTATGTTTCTTAGTCCTAGCATACTTTGCAGTAAATACATAATCCCGTAATGCGGTATTATCAGGATGCGCATTTCGTATTATGGATTTATTATTTCTATATCTTTGATAACAACTTGCTATTTTAGTGAATCCATAAGTTCGTAATGTACTTATAGTGATATCCTGTATAGTTTCAACCGTCATTAGATCGCTGACTAATTGATCTATATGTTTTATTACTTTAGATACATCGGGTATTTCAGCGGGGCTAATATCATAGGCTGCACTCAATATCGCTTTTTCGATTTTATGTTTATTATAAACAACAATGGAAGCATCTCGTTTTGTGATCCTGCGTTTTTTCATTATTCTAATCATCCTAATTGATCTTTTGTGCATTGATTTATAGGTTTATCATCACGCAACCTAAGAAAACGTGGGTGTCTAAGCCGTCCACCTGATCCTACATATTGATATCCCACTTCGCAGATTTTACCGATAAGATTTTCGTCCTCAGTTATATCTAATCTAACGCTATCTGTCATTCCTGATGTAGACGCTATTTCTTGAAGTTCGTTATTACTATTATATACGCTAACTTTTATTGCTCCAACTAATCCAGTATATTTACCTTTACCTTGCACGATTCCTGTTATAACACAATCGACAGTTTTTATAGGTTTATACTTTGCCCATTGCAAATAATTTAGATTCTTGAATACATAACCCTCTATTCTAATCCTAGCGATGCGCTCATTCAACACTTCTATTTTGAAATCATTAGGATAACTCTGTCTAGTTTCAACAAAAGGAAACTTATCTCTAAAATCTTCATATATTTCAAGCGGGTTTTCATGCGCTAAGTCTTTAGAATCCCAATATGGAACACTGAAAACTTTATATCGTAATTTCGATTGTTCATTATTGGCTAAGAAAGTTGTAACACTACTCGCCAAATTTCCGGGTGAATATAACTCTCCATCAACATAAGACATTTTGGGCATAGAAGTGTATGTATCCATCAGTAGGATTTTTAGGAATGGATACCGCCCAAAGTATTCCAAGTGCTCGCGTGAATCTCTACCGAATGCGTAGACTCGCCTATCATAATCTAAGAATACCCTTAGGCGGATTCCGTCTAGTTTAGGTTGTATATATCCATATTCCGTGAACTCATCCCATTTTTTCACTTTCAAACATTCAGGCGCCCATGTCATAATATTATTTTATCCTTATCCTTATGCTTCTATGTTTCTATGTTTCTATGTTTCTATGTTTATATTATATCACTCAAATAAAAAAAACCCTTGATTATAGAGCGTAGACTAATTATTGCATTAGTCCTTAGCGTATGGGAGTTTCATCGCTACGCTTTATCTATAATCAAGGGCTCAGGATACCACTAGTTTGTTACTTATTATTTATTCTTTTTCAACTTCGATCGGATGTTCTTCAATTTGATGATATCATTCATCATAACATCCTCAATGTACTTTTTTTCCATTCTTTTCAAACGCTTTTCGGCATTTTCGACCGATTTTATAGCGCTTTCGTGTTTTGATTGAAGGTCGATGCGTTCTGTTTCGAGTTCTGCGATCCGCTTGTTTACGCGATTTACTGCGGATTCAAGCGTATGCGGATCGGTCCAGTGCCGTAAATCCTTTACGATCCATCGCATCACTTCTAGGTCGTGTAGACGTTCGTTCTTTTCAGTCTTGTTCATTCTGCTATTTACTCCGGTTTCTTGGTTCAGTTCTGATTTTTTCATACTTTGGAAAAAGCGACCGTAGAACGCTAATCCTACGGTCGATGATAAAGAATCAGGATTTAGGAATCGTCGTCCTCATCCAAATCGGACAAGAGCGATTCAATGTCCACGCCTTGCGCTGCGAGTTTGCGCTCGATTTCGTGCGCTTTCTCGCGCATGGCGCGAAGTTTGCGGAGTGATGCGCGCTCGCGCTGGCTCCCAAACTTCCGGGCTTCGGTTGCTTCCGTGCGCCATTTTAGCGCTGCCTGTTCGGCACGATCCGCTTTGTAGTCGAAAAAAGCGGCTTCAGTGGCAAAGTCATTTTTCGCCAATGGTGCGTGCTTTTTCGGATCGTAGTCGTCAGGTGTTGAAGCGAACGGATAAAGCGAAACATCTTCCGAACCGATCAACGGGTGATCGGGGCGACGGGTACGACCGCGCTTCTTTTTTCCACCGTCCGAATTCTGGACGGTTTCCACTTTTTCGATATCTGCTGTTGCGGTTGTCATTTTCGGCTTTCCTTTATTTTAGCCGTTTCTGCTTTCGTCGATCGGAACATCCGATCAACATGTACATTGTAGGCTCAACGTCTCAAAAGTCAAGCCTATTCACAAAGTTTTTCGAGGATTTTTTTGACTGATCCTCATCGTCCTCATCGTCCTCATCGTCCTCATCGTCCTCATCGTCCTCATCGTCCGGCTTGTCCGGCTTGTCCGGCTTGTCCGGCTTGTCCTCATCATACAGCCACAGACCATCGTCCAGACCATCTAGGCCATTCAAACCATCGTCCAATATGATACGCTTTCGGTATTCTCTCGCACCACAAATTGGATCACAAGTGACAAGTCGATTAGAAATAGATTCATCAGACAAATCAACATCGAATATGTTTATTCGATGATTGTTGCTGACAATAGCACAAATATATGTAGAATCTTTTCGTTGAAAATATCGAAGTCGATTAGTAGATTTATCTACTTTGTCTACTGCAATACAACATAGACGTACAACAATTCCAGTTTTATCCATAATTCATACTCCAAACCCGCGTTATTGCGGAAAGAAATAGTACAGGACAAGATCAATTCTTGAAGGATATGGGTTGGTCAAATAATGATGGATTATTGTTCAGTTTTGTGAGACAAATTTTTATTGTATCTTGAGCCTTGCCCAGAATAGTTAGTATCTCAATATTATCGTAGAATTCACCAACCAAATCATAGAGATGTAGAATATCAGATAATGGAGATAATGGAGATTCAGAGATTGAAGTAGTTAGCATTAGATTAGTTATTTCTAGGATATGTGCATCAAAGTTGAATGTATCTGAATGCTGTAGTGTAGCCACATTCATTTTTTCGAGTAGTTCTATGAGATTTTTCATAATTTATTCCAACTAATCAGGTGTTGTCGTCATCATATCCATCTCTTGGTTTGGCCGAGCCCTATGCTCGACACCTACATTATAGCACATCCAATACCGAAGTCAAGCGCCAATCCGAGAAAAACCCGAAAAAAATAATTCGTGTAAATGCCTGTAAACACTAGACTTACGACAATTTTCAGAAAAATCCCGGAAAATTTCCCATAGGCGCTTGACAATCGAAGTCATGCACGCTATACTATACATGCCGAGTAAAGATTTTAGAATCAAATAAGTTTTTATGGTTCATGTCTTATCTGATATCTAAGATATAATCACTTTACAAAGCCGACTGTTCCATTCTAAACTATTAGAATTCAAGTTAGAATGGAACAGTCGATATAAATTACATGAGCCGCCCCAATGAGTATTGATTTGCTCATTGGGGTTTTTTTATATTTATGTTTTTTCCATATTACCCCATGTTGTATCTGAGATATTCATAGAAGTTTTTATAGGTATCAAAAAATCATAACTTGGTGATTCTAATAAATCTCGAATGTAATCCTGAACATCTTTATTGTGCATTATTTCAGTCGGACCGATGAATAGAATATCATCATGCACAATAGCAGCGATTCGTATTCCCCATTCTCTAATGCGTTTATTATATCTAGGGGAAACTTTTATTAGTATCTCTTTCAGGATATCCGCTGCAGTTCCTTGTATCAAAGCGTTGAATGCGATATGAGCATGATTTTTATTTATATGCCTACGCCTTTTATACAAAGTTCTAATATAACCTCTATTAGCAGTTTTAGTAGAAGCAAGTCTAGAGCAAGTGCGAATACCCGGTAGGGTGTTATGATAAAGATTGTATATAAACGATGCACGCTTTTTACACATATCTTCAAATACTTTCATTCTTTCATTAGGATTGATAATATCTCTTTCAATCATTTTATCTATTTTTTCACCCATTTCAGCAGTTATAGACTTATTAGTAGATAACATACTAAGAACCTTTGCCCTGCCGGCTCCGAACCCAATTGCAAAGTTTACATTCTTTGCGGGACTTCTGTCTATTTTACACATATCGGCAACCCACTGATGAAAGTCAGTATCGGGATTATTACGATACGCTTTTATCGCTTCTATGTCTTTTATAACATGAACCATAATGCGAAATTCGATTTGCGAATAGTCGGCGGATAAAAAAGATTCGCCTTCATTACAATGTATAAGTTCTTTTGCTTTCTTATTCAACTGTTGACTATTCGGTTGACGGCTTGAAAGTCTGCCCGTTCGGACACATTGATTATAAGATGAATGTAATATCTGATCTTTATTAGATGCATGTATTTGATAAGGTTGAATATAGATAGAGAGTAGTGTAGATAGTTTTCGATGCTTTAGCATTATATTCACAACTTTTTCTTTCTTAGAGTCATTTATTACATCTGGTAGTTCTAAATACTTACTAAGTGCATTCTTATCAAATGATGGATTCTTAGTTTTTTCAACAAGTTCTAAAACTGGTAAATCAAATTGATTTATAAGAACTTCATAGCAATCTTTATTAGATTTTGGGTTGACACTGAAACCAAATATATTTTCTAGTTCTTCTTCATATCGTCTAAGTTTTATTGATATTACATACTCTTTACATTCCAATTCATCTAGATCAACTTTCAGACCTTCTTTTTCAATATCAAATAGTACATTAGTTAGTTTTTTCTCAGTTTCCCAAACTATCTTTCTTTCATCATCATTCAGTATATTTTCGATATAAAGATATAAATCTTTTGCTGTTCTCACATCATAACAAGCATATCTGCCCAATAAATCTATTGGAACTAAAGCATAATCTTTAGCGGCTTTTCTGCCAATGTGTAGATTCCTTAGATACTGCTTTATTTCTTTATCGTAAGAACTAATATCTTTTTTCAACCATAATTTCGATAGATTGCTAAGGCTATATCCACCTTGATACATCATGTCGCTGTAAACTAATTTAGCGCCTGTGAGTGTGCATATCAAATTTCGATTTATAGATGTTATACCTTCGACGTGTGCAAAATGAGCATCAAACTTTACATTATGATTGATCCATTTACCTTTACTCGACAGTAAATCATTCAACCAATTTATAGCATTTTCGATAGGTATGTTTTGTATATCTTCATCATCACAATAGATATCTTTATGTCGTATCGGGATATACCATGCTTTATTAGTAGTTAGTGTTGTCGCTGCAATACCACAGATTCTATCACCTTTATAAGGGTGTAATCCACCCCTAGTACTATCAAAACTCGTAGTTTCAAAATCGACTATGATATCGTTTGCTGAACAAATATCAGGTAATTGATTCACATTAGATATGATGATATTATCCATTTGTTTATGCTCTATTTTTTATGATTTGTAATTTTCTTATCAGACAATAGTGCTCTTTTGAATCTTCACCTTCTAATGAAGCATAATCTTCTATTTCATTAGATCGAAAACAAGTGATTCCACAAGATTCCAGTTTTATCAATCCAGTCAAATCTCTATATTCATAACGATAAATTATGCCTATCACATTATTAGTGTTTAGTATAAGATTTGCACAGTATTCACACGGTGTACAAGTTAGCGCTATTATTAGTGCTGGATGTTGAACATCTAACTTTGCTAAAGCGTTCGCTTCTGCGTGAGCGCATCCGCATTTACCTGTAATACCAGTGCAAGCATTATTAGATATCCCTCTAGGTGGCCCATTATATCCGATAGAAAAAATGTTTGTGCAGTCATTAGGGAATATAACACAACCTATTGAAGCGCGTCTACATTGTGATAGTTGTGCTATTGAATCCACTAATCCTATCATAACTTCTAACTTTTTAGCGTAGCGCTTCATTTGATATCCGTCTATATTTTTCATACATTTCTATAATGAAATCTAAGTGGCTTGACGGCCATATGTTCTTAGAAGCATCAGTAAAACAGCAAGTAACATTTTTTATAAGTTTATGTTCACTTGGAATAATACAAATATCAGTTTTGATATGTTTATTCTTTACTATTTTTTCATATTGGTGATTAGTGCGTAACACATTTTCAATAGAATACATTTCATCTTTTCTCCAATACTTTCTTATATCTTTTTCAGAACCTAGAATCACGATAACTAATCCAGAGTTCACAGTAATATAATCATCAACTACTTTCATTCCTACTGGATGTAATACTTTTTGATTCTTTACTGCTTTTCCATAAGCGGTTCTACTCAAATGTAATCTATCAAAAATTACATTTGGGCCTAGTTCTTTTATTAGATTGACATATCCAGAAAGTTGTAGAGGTTCTTTCAAGTGATAATACATAAATCCAAGTTTTTCTGCTAACTTTTCGGCTAGAACAGTTTTTCCAACTAAATCTGTACCCTCTATTACGATCATTTTTTGATTCCTTTATAATGCAGCAAATCAAAACATTTTGCTTTTGGAGTATTATTACCGATAAAACGTTTCACTTCTATCTTATTAGTTATTGTTGAGTATTTACTTTCAAATGATTCATCCCTCCAATAATCACTTAGATATAGTGCTATTTGTCTTGCCAACCATTGTGATATTTTATAAGGTAATGATTTATTTATTTGCTCAATCTTATTATCCCCTATAGGTAATATATCGTTTTTCCATCCTGCTAATGATGCACATTCGTATAATGTCAGTCGTCTTTTTTCTGTTGAGTGTTTTGTATTTGGAACACCATCTTTATATGGATCAATCTCATCCCATTTTTCTTTATACATTGAATCCATTGAATCCATTGAACCCATTGAACCCATTGAACCCATATACGGAAGTCGGATATTGAAATTATTATCTTTATATAATACTGCGAAAATGTACTGCTTTTTATAAGGAAAACCGAATAGAAGGCTATTCACCCTAATATACGCAAATCTGTATCCTGCTTTCAAACATTTATGATACATTTTTTTACTTATTTTATTCTTCATGTAAACACATATTACTTTGAAACAATGATAAATCCCATAGTTTATTATATTCCTTTTTAGGTATATAGATGTAGGTTCACATTCAAGATCAAACGGACAAGGAAAGTTAGTCCCGAATAAAACATTAGATTTAGGAAAAGGGTCATAAAGAATATCATATTTTGGTATCTCAATATTCAAAGGTTCTGCTCGAATAGTATCTTTCGCTATACATATATTATATGGATCTAACAAATTTTCTACTTTGAAAACATCTTCAAACCCAAAAATCATACCGCAAGATTTTACATTATATGCTAATGTTGATCTATTTACAATACTCACAATGGCCCTTTCTATTATGATCTTTTATTATATCTACAAGATTGGGTGGGACATAACTATTACCTTTATCAATTAGTTTCTTAGATTTATTGTGTACGTTAGATGCACTTTGTTTTTTAGTCATGTTGGATTTGTGTATTTCTTTTTCGATACACGATAAAGGAAGATTATAAGATACCGCTGTTCCATTGATTACATAAGATAAATCACCAAGAGCATCTGCCATACTAATAATATCCCTATTATCCATCGCTTGACATAGTTCTATTAGTTCTTCTATAATAAGTGAAAGTCGCATGAATATCTCATTATATTCGGCATCAGCGCTATAATATAGTGCATCTTTCAAGAGTCTTATAACATAAAACAAATGCAATTTTCCATCAGTGCTCATACTGTCATAATCTGTTTCTAGATTATTAGTAGTAGTAAATCTATATTTCTTATGGAAATCAAATACATTCTGATAAAATTCACTTTGTGTATTCTTCTGCATAGATTATATCTTTCACTTTGTCCATCAAATATCGAATCTCTGCGTCTGCAAACTTATTGCATCTCATTTTGATAATACGATTCCACTGTGCGAGTGATGCGCTGAATACAACTTGTGTTTCTAATGCGTTTGGTAGAATACCTCTCGCTGCTCCCCTTGCCGATTTTCTATCATATTCGTTTGCGATCAAAATATCAACAATTTCTGAATATGTTGATGATACATTTTTTACTTGTGCATCTAACTTATCAACATCACAATACTTCAATATCAAAGGGTGCCAACGTATCATAGAGCAACTTTCATCTACATATCTAGTGCTTCTCTGACTGATTGCGGTTCTATCTCCATGCCTTACAAGTTCATGGCTGAATCCACGCGACCCGCAAAACCAGAAAGTATACCATTTTTCTTCGTCATATTCTGGTTGAACTAAGTTTACATTAGGGATTTTTTCAGAATAAAGTTCTAGATTTTTTGGCACAAAGTTTTTTACTATTTCTCCATCTAGCACTTCTCTCCAAATCTCTTTTCTTAGAACATTAGAAAGGATTTTTTCATAATCAAACTTATAAAGATTATCCCACTTTTTCCATTCATGTAGTGATCGTAGATTCATGGTAATCCGGCAGGTTCTTTCATCTCTATTGAAATAAGAAAAAACTCCGGGACGGTTGAGCAACACTGTGAATAAAGTTATGAAATCAGGAATACTGGTTTTATTCTCAACATCAATTTCGATTGTAAAGTTTACATGTTCTAACACACTAAGATGTTTTACTTCTAATATATGAGCGGCATATTGAACACTATTTCTGCCCTTCCCAAACGAATCATAGCATACTCTACCTGCGATTTCTGCAAGTTTATCTCCCCAAAATCCTTCAAATTGATCTTTGGCTGGTTTTCCCATACGTTTAGGGATATTGATAACATTAGGTTGATTACAACTATAAACTTTCTCTACCACTTTTTCTAAGTCGATCATATTTCCTCATCCTCTTCTTTGATATATTTAGGTCTATCCACTATTTTCAAATCATCAGAATCTTTCAAATCTCTAAGGAACTCGATAAATGCAGGATTTTTATGGTATATTATACCCTCTCTAGTAATGGCTCGTTTTCTAACAAGTAATGATATAAGTTCTGATGATACACTTCTTTCCCATCCACACCAGTCTTGAATATCTCGAACATCTATATTGTTAGTAAAAAGAAGATTGTCTATAAAATCCGAAGGATACGGAGTGCCTAATATATGTTTTTTTATAATATCAGGGTCTTTTAGTTTCAAAGTCAGTTTATAAGAAGTCGTCATGTCTTTATATCCGAATATCTTACTCGAATATATTTTTTCTAATAATCTAGTTATGTATTCAACATGACATTTTCTTACAACTAAAATATGGTAATCTTCTTCATCACAAGAAAATGTGCGAGCCGCTAATGCTATGCTGAGCCTAGCGATTTTCAATCGCATCGACCCGCGATCCACAAGTGGTATAATATCCGTATATTCTTCGCATAACTTATTGGCAGAAAATGTTATTTCTTTTTTGATAGACTCATCAATCAATATCTCATAAGGTTTTCTAGTCCATGCCCATAATATAAGATTTCTACACAAATCACTTGTGTGTATATTTTCATGTTTAGATTTGTTAGCGGATAAGTTATTTACAAACTTTTGGTCTATCTCTTCTGCAGAAACTATCAATCCCATATCAAAGCGTCTAACATCTTCTAATGATCCTATCAACTCTTTTATCGCATAAATGCCATAACTATATGTTGATATTGGCATATCTTTTCTAGGATTACTTATTGCTAATAATCGAGTACGCGCAAATGTTTTTCGTTTTTCAATCTTAGGTATTTCTGCTACACCTGAACTTCTCATATCTGTAAGTTTTGATATAACTTCAACACTAGCGCCTTTCAATTCTTCTAAAATCACTAAACGCCGATCATGTGTCGGTATGATACCCCATGTAACAAACCATCTACTATTTCCACCTAATGATTGTACACCTCCGAGAAGGCCAGCCGTGCTAGCATTTTTACATTCAACTCGAACACCGAGTTTATAGTATTCCATCAATCTTTTAGAAGTTTCTGTTTTACCCTGCGCACTATCACCTAAAACTAATGCTTCTACCCAACCTTTTTCTAATCTATTATCTTCTATCGAAAAGAATAGTACGCTGTGATAAACCAAATCACAAACCAAATGCAATTTTTTTCGCATAAAAATACGGGTTACATTATCCTCTAAGTCATCATATATTTCATTCAACTTTTTATCCAAGCCGATATAATTCCAATTTTTAGGTTGAAAAATCAGTAACTTAGATAAATCTTCATCACTAGGATTGAATGTATCTAGTGAATCTTGTGATGCTTTATTCTTTTTAGCGAGGAAAATAGCCTGTTGGCTCTTAGGATGTGGATAAGTATACCCAGTAAAATTATAAGGTGTATTCAACTCTAATCCATGCGATATAGAATACGCAGGAATCATAGTTTTATTAGATTCCAACGAATCTATGTCAAGACAAGGATTCAATCTAATATCCTCAATGCTATAATGAGAAATCGGATGAAACTCCACTGTCTTACAAATAGGTATGCGCAGACATTTTCGTGTTGTTTCTCGAATTTCTTTTTTACCTACATTTATGTATTCTAATATGTGCGCAGATTTAGGTTGGATTGTAAGTTCAACGAAAGTATCATTTTGTTTGAACTTAGCGAAAACAGGGCACATGAAACAGTATTTTTGATCCTTCTCACATATACATTTTACTTTCTTTGGCACTAAATATGGTGAAGTATCAATAGCACTGACAACACCTGTTATTGTTATAGGTTTGCCTACTAAATCAGGCTTTGTAGAATCATCTAATTTAGTTTCAACAGGCTTAGATTGATCTTCTTTTGTTGGGTCTTTTTCAAAATCTGTCGGTTTCCATACTTCTGTGTTTTCTATTAGTTTCAATAAATCTTTTTCATTCGCTTTTTCTGCCCCTACCCAATCGTTTATATCACCATGCGGATACTTTTCTTTATCTAATGGGAGTTCTATAATCCTGACGCTTTTTGCTACTAGTAACAATCTAGTAGCGACCATCATCGCACCTTTGCGACCTTCATTATCAATATCAAAACAAATATAAACTACTTTATCTCTGAAAAACTCGGAGAATTCGTTTTCCCAATTTCCTTCACCACCTGTTGTACAAACAGCACCAATATCATGCGGATTCAATAAGTGAGCCGCTACTATTGCTTTTATCTCACCACCACAAACCATTATTCTTTTATAATCTGTTTGATCTATGGGGAATAAACGTATCTTACCGTGCCCCCGCACATTAGACATTTTGTTTTTATTAGGTGCATTAGGTAGATACCTTCTAATGTTTACAAAAGACCCATAATTGTTTCTAATGGGTATAGTTATACGATTGCGGTTTGGATCATATCCTATTCTATACCGTACAATATCTTCATCTATTATACCTTTTTTATATATGGCATCTACTAATGTTCGCCCTTTTTTACCATGTTTTAGAGTAGTGTGATATTTCTCAATGATATCGGAACTGATGCTTTTTATTTCAGATACATCATAACGTTTCGCTAAATCTGCGTATATTGTTGGCCTGTTAGTTTTTAGCGCTAATGCTAAAAATGTTACTAGATCACCTTTTGCGCCGCAAGAAGGAACTTTACATTGAAAAAGATTCTTCTTTACATTGATAAAACAAGATGGGTGTTTATCATTATGCGCAGGACATTTACATCTTATTTCCTCATCGCTACAAGGTTCATATTTCCAACCTATGCGCTCCAACTCAACATAAGTATTTATGTTTTGAAGTGTATCCTGATTCATAAATACCACTAAGAACTTTCATTCTTAGTGGTAATGTATATCCTACTAATTTAGAATTTTAGAATTTTAGAATTCATCCGAATCATTATACCCATCAGATTCATCAGATTCGCTAGATTCGCTAGATTCATAGTCAGTTTTGATATTATCACTTTTCAGTGAAATGGAAAACTTCTCATACAAATCCTTATATTGGGCATACAAATCACTATCAACCCACGGACTGATATCATCGGTAGGATTATTGATATCCAATCCATACCACGAACCCTTTTGATTACTTCGTGGTGTAGGTGATACTTGCCCTTCATAGATTCGGCTGAAAATCGGCGCATGGCACTGTTTTATCATACTTGCGAATTTTGTGCCAGTTACATATTCACCACGGCAGAATGAGAATAAGGCAGGTTCAAAACCCATAGCATCATTATTTTGAATAATAAAAAGAAAGTTCAAGTGTGCAACATGATTAGCGGTAAATGTCATACCTTCATATTGTATTTCTTCTTCTCGTAATGTAGCATCCATAGCCTTACGAGCGAGAGCGCTATTTTCATCCCGTGTAGTTCCAAGAACTGCAGGAACTTGCCCTTTCAAAGTTAGTGGTGCCCATGTAACAAACTCCCGCCAATAGATGATAGGTGTAAACAGGAATTTATCAGGGTTGCCGTTATTGTATGATGCAACTAGTGCATCTGCTGGACGTATGATTAGATCACCTTTATCGAATTTCTCCAATAGATCATCACTCGATGATTTTTGAATAATTCTCAATAAAGGTGGACGAACAATCTTAGAAAGTTCTTCTGTCCCCATCAAACCATCTTCTTGCATGTATGCAGGAAGATTAGGATTGATTTTCGTTATATTCGATTCAATTCGTTTTTCGGTCATTCATATATTCCTTATATGAGTTGTGTGAGATATTTTCTTCATCCGATTCATCAACTTCTTTTTTCGTGCGAACTGTTGATTTATATTCTACATAAGTTTCATCCAATCTAATTCCTTCTGGTATATGCTTTCCTTCGTGAAGTTGATTCGACAACCATTCTTTAGCATGAACCCAATGAATATTCAATACACCTGTTTTTATAATATCTTCAGGAACACCAAATGCTTTCAATACTTTTTCATATCTTTCATAATCCTTAGTAAATGAAACACCTCTCAAAGGCGTAGATACTCTAGGTGTAATTTGAGATATATCACCATCAATAGATGATAGTTCATCTGGTAATAATAACCAACTTACACCTAAGATTTTATTTGCTAAGTCTAATGTTGCGCCTAAGTCCTTACGGAAATCATCAATAAGACTATAATATCTTTTCAAGACCCATATAAGATCAGCAATATCGTTCATGTTTACATTGGTTTTGTTGTCCTTATTATGAGAATTTATGCGAGCAATAATAGGATGGATTGAAAGCCTAAGATTGCGAATCTCTATCATTGATCCATGTAATTGTCTAGTATTTTCGTCCATTTTCCTTCTTTCTTTGATCTATATTTATGACCTAATATCAATGATTTTATTAGAAGTTTTGATTAGTTCATCGGTAAATTCAAATAATTTTTCATAGAGAGTATTATATTTTTGTATGATTTCAGGTTTTGTAGTGCAGGAATCGTAAGATTCGATAGCAGCAGAAGTGTATTGTCTTGTTACTTGTAATGAAATCAATACAAGTTCAATAGCATCAATCAAAAATTTTTCGTATTCTTCTGATGAAACATCCTCCATATTTTCCTTAGTACTAAGCATATTTGTGCATTTGATTACTGTGTTATTCATCATAGTTACTCCGTTATTCCTCATAGTTACTTCGTTATTCATCACAGTTTCCTTTTAGCAATCTTCATTAGAAACTTCATCTACTATTTCATGCAGATCCTTAGCAATAGAAAAAGTTGTATTTCCGAATTTCAAACCCGTTTCAAAGACATAATGTAAAATACCTTTAGTGAATGTATACATTACTGCATTTGAAGATGATTCACTTTCATTCGGTAGATTTATAGAAACGAAAGGTTCAATATCATTATTATGTCTTTTTAGTATGAGTTTAGCCCAAACCATAGTTATTGATTCATCTTTTTTCTTTTTTCGATTCCAAAACATTTTCATTCACCTTTCTTTAGTATCCAAGTCATCTTCTAGATACGATTCCAACAAGTGCTGCTCATATTGCGAAGTGTTAGCATTATAAAAAAGTAGACGTAATGGGCTTTGAATTTCAAAAGCAATAGCAACAATAACACAAATAGGAATAATAGATCCAGAGATAGCAATGGAATCCTTCTTAGGATCAAATTCGATATCATACAACCTTTGATAAACTGCCTTAGAAAACTCTTTAGTGTTGAAAATGCTTGGCCGCCTAATCTCTTTTGATTTGTTATCAAACAAGATTAGAATGTTACCAAACTTTTTTGCTGATTCGATGTCTAATGTTTTACTAACATCTTCAAAGAATATAACTCGATTATTGTTATTATCATTGTTTTTCATAATCATTTCATCTTTCTTTTTCATATCCAAAAAGTTCCCAAACTCTATTCCAAGTTTCAATCATGTTTTTTACTTTTTCTTCGTAACTGAATTTACCATTTAGCATTGTGCTTTCATAAGAATTATAACTTCCATCTAATGCGTATTTTCCATACATGGCATTACACACATTATATGCAAAATTTGATTCTTTTATCTTACTATGGCTAAATCCTATCACATTTTTATATATGTTCTCAAAAGCAAGATATGTTGAAAACTTTATTAGGTGTATAATGTATTCGTCTTGAAAAACAGGATTGTTTTCTTCTAGTATTGGAACTTTATCAGGCCAATCGAATCCATTATTTCTTACCATTACCTCCATTTTCTTTTTCATTACTTATTCCTGCCCTTTCACATCAAACCCAATAATACGTTTCAATGTTCCTCTAATATCCTTTACATCCAATGCGGTAATCTTCTTACCAGTTAGTCGAGTTAGGATTTCTTCATCAATAGAACCGGGACAGATGATATCGGTATATTGAATCGGAACACGATTCCTAGATTTTCCGTGATTCCGATTTTGGCTTTGCTCTCGCTTGATATGCGACCAGTCATTACAATAGTAAATCACATGGCTAGCATTACATTTAGTGTCCTTATCTGTCCCTTCCCATTCAGGAACATAACCCGGTAGATTCATGCCTGAACCACCAGCAGATTGATTTCCTAAGAATACTTTTACTGTCGGATCATTATTGAAACTTATTTGTGCAGTCTCCCTATCTTCTTGTTTCGTTTTACCATAATATGTTACATGTTTTATATTGGCTTTATTCAAGCGTCGAGAAATTTCTTCAATCGCTGGAACCCAACAGCACCAAATGATAACTTTTTCATATTTAGTTTTTTCTTTGATGATTTCAATAACTTTGTCAATCTTAGGGATTCTATCGAAGTAAACAATTTTACCCTTACTGATGATATCTCCATTATCATCTACCAAATCATCAGTTTTCGTGAATCCTGATGAAATTTGAGATAACCGCAATAGTTTAGTTAGAATGTTTGATACAGTAATAGAATAATTAGATGAATTCATCGAATCAATGTTATCAAGTTGTGATTCGATTTGTGCTGCGAGTTTTACTTGTAGATTTGTATAAACTTCCATTTGTTGCGGAGTCATCATAACTTCCTGAATATCGAACATTTGTTTAGGTAGATTTGGTAGCGCTTCTTTTTTAGTCATTTGAAATGCTAACCTAGAAATGCGCTCTTGAAGAATCGGGATATTCTGAAAACCAGAAACTCGCCTATGCCCATCTCTACCTTCGTTATCAGAATAAACATGATAAAAAGCACAGAATGCTTTATAAGACGAAAAGCCGGAATATCCTTTGCCCAAAAACTCAAGTTGAGTATATAAATCTCCGATAATGTTTCCAACTTCTGTGCCTGTAAGAATAACACGACATTTTGATCTATCCCTCAACGCTTGCATTGTTTTATAACGTTGTGTAGTCGGCTGTTTGAACATATGGGATTCATCGGCTACTGCCAAATCCCAATCGAATAATCTTATAACTTCCCACGACCTAGACAATGTTTCATATGAACAAATCACAACTAACCATTTATCATCATCTTGTACGTCTAAAACTTCTGCGAGTTGTTTCATCCGATCTAATGCAGTACCATGTAAAACTACGATTCGGCCCTTTGTAGTTGAAAACTTTTCAAACTCTCGGCGCCAGTTTACACGAACACTTTGCGGACAAACAATAATACTTCTGTATGCACGCTTTTCTTTTTTATGTATTACCCGGCTTTCCGTGCTAACCCGAGATACTACAATAGCAGATTTTCCGCATCCGGGGTCCATAAATTCAGCGACACCATCTACAAAATATGATGTATTATGACAAGCGAGTTGATAATCCATCAATGGATTTTTCGGGTGATCTACAAAAGAATCTACAGAACTTGGCATAACCTTTTTTAGTTTGAATAGTGCTTTTTTCTTTGCTGATATAGATTGTTCAGCAAAACGCAAAACAAGCATGTTTACAAGTTCTTTCGATTCATCATCTAAATAGATAACTCGATCAGTCGGCCAGATACAACGGATAGCAAGAGCGTTGATATCTGTAGGTTTGAGTATACATTTACCCCAACCAGAATACCGACGCTCTGGCATTTTCATAAATGATCGGCACCCTGCATTAGACGCCGACACTTTTTCACCTTCATTATATGCACTTTTCGCATATGCTAAAGTTAGGATATTCCCATCTTTAGTCATTGAAACTTCTAAGAAGTCATTTGGGCGTAAACGCGCAGGCGAAAACATACGCTCAGTTGCTTTATTGAGCGGATTGATAATTTCTTTCATCCCGAAAGACTTATGTTCTTTTTCTTTTACTGTTTCAGTTGAATCCATTTTACTATTATACCTTTATTGCTTTATCTGTGATATTACGATACTTTCTATTCGTAAGAGTTCCAACCCAAAGTTTTTCACCTTCGCAGAGTTGTAATTTGATCCCATATTGTAGCACGGATTCATAAGTCGGGAATATTGATGCTATGCCTTTTTCAGAAAAACTACGATCTTCACGATTGTACTTCAATAAGCGACCATCATCAGTTTCGATCCAAAGTGTATACATTTTTACTTTTATCCTTTTGTCTCATTGAATAATGGCCACCGACAAAATGCCGATAGCCATTATCACTAGATTAGTGAATTGCGATTTAGAGCGCTTTATTCAGAGAAACGCAAGCATCCCCATGAATCTTAGCATTACCATGAATATGCGCATGATCGAATACATGCGCCTCATCGAAAACTTGCGCATTACCGAAAACTTGAGCACTTCCGACAATAGTAGCATCGCCAGCAATTATAGCATTACCGAATACCTTTACATGGTCTGCTAATACTGCATGATCGCGCACTTGTGCATGATCGGACACTCGCGCATTGATTCCGACAAAAGCCGAATCGGCAACCTTTGCCGATTGTGCTACGAATCCGCCGCCGTGCCGATGCCGACGATGAACCATTCCGTCGATGATGATTTCATCATCCCAAAATGATTCAGTGATTCGACAATTACGATCACCCGGAAAACGTGCTACGATTTTCTTGAACATGGTTTTCCTTTCTGTTCTTCCTGAATACTTTTCGAAAAGCATTACGCTAATGCTTTTCCACGATTCCATTATAGGCTACCGATATCGGATTGTCAAGCGTATTCGGCCCGAACATCATAGGGTGAACACCCCATTTTATCGTCGATTTTCCGGGTTTTTCGGGCACTAGTGCCGATTGGCCCCCATCGTCCGTAGGATCGCCGATATGGGCGATCGGGGGATCAGGGGATGAATAGTCGGGCATAGGCTCGATCGCCCATATGGGCGATCCCACAACGTCGATGCATGGAGTATACCGAATCTATATATTATATTGGCTAATTTATAATATCTTGATTAGTTTATAAGACCCTGATGTTTGAATTCAACCTGCATCTCATCAACCTTATCAGAAATAGCCTGCACTTCTGCTTGTGTTGGAGTCGGTGATATTGTTTGATTCAATGCTGCGATTCCTTTTGGTATATCCCAAACACCTGCAATAAATGTAATAACTCTAGTATTTGTTTGGTCCCAAACTGTCCAACCATTACTAGGTGTTATAAAAATCCATCCATTTATATAAACTGCAAGTTCATTATCATGTCCAGCCCATACTCCGGCTGCTGCTGGTGATTGTATTGCCCATACTTCTCCATTATTAGGTGAAACAGGTGGGTCAGTAATATATGCTACAACTACTTTTGGTAAAAGCGCATCAACTATATTTAGTGCATCATTTATAGTAATTTCTGCGCTGCCTTGATTCGATTGAAGGTGGGTAATTCCGAGATTTGCTGTTGTTGACATTATAAACTCGATTTCACTGTTGTAATAAGTGGACGACTGTTTCCTGCTAGAACTCTCAAAGTTATATCATCTCCAGTTGTAAATCCATCTGATGATTGCCCTGCTTGAGTATATTCAAAACCTATAAACACACTTCTCGGTGACCCTATATGGGTAAGTGATCGCTTTATTGCATAAGTAGTGTATATAGCATTAGCGATTTCATCTATGGCATCAAGATTGATAATATCAAAAGACGATCCATTACCATTTTTTACTCTAAATATACCATTATTCTGTTCATTAGTAAATCCTTCTATTGTAACAAAATCACCTATTCTTATATTAGATATAAAAGAACTCGGAGTATATGTTGCAGTTACATCTCCATTATTCACAATATTCGTTGAACTATTTGTTGTTGATGGTGGGTTTATTACTTGTATACCACTTCCACCACTTCCAAATGATGAAGGTGGATTTTGAAACAATAAACTAAAGATTGCATTTGATCTAAATATAATATTTATAAAAAGACTGTTATTAGTACCAATAGTAGCATCTACACCTTGCGGTATAAATGTCCTAGAAACTTGATCTGTCATCATAACAAATTTAGAGTCAATACTATTCAATGCTGCGCCAGAATGAACATCTTTAGCGTATAATACTTGTTTTTCAGATAGTGCAAATGGTAATTCTGAAAGTTGAATAGATGAATCTAATAAAGCACAAGGCTGTTCTAACCAATGCCTTTTAGTTTGATCGTCTGTATCCCTTATTCCACGTCTAAGTTTAGATAATCTCCATAAAGAATTATCACCTGTTGAATTAGGATCTTGTAAAGCATTTTGGAATTGTATTAGTTCATCACCAACTGCTATAAGATTAGCGCCATTTAGCACATCTAATTCTGTTACACTAACAAATGCTCCAGCGATCAAAGATATATCTATCGTATTGACATTATCCCATTGGTCGATAGGTCCATCACCTAATGAACTTTTCAATACGCCGATCGTACTCTCAGATGTTTGATTAGTTATCTGATTGAATGTTATATCATCTAATGAAACAAAAACATCCCCATTTAGCCATATTGCATTAGATTGCGGTCGGCTAATCCCGACATAAACAGAATTAGTTTTCAAGTTATCATTTGTTCTAAATGCGGGAATATGAAGTATATTAGATGTAACACCCTGAGAAACGAGTATTTCTTGATTAGAAGAATTAGGCTTTTCGGCTAATGTTGATCGAGTAAATATAGAAGTGTCTTCTAACACACCTTTATATTCTGTTATTCCATTTGAACCAAATGATTTTCGTGCTATTCTTATATCCATATCTGATCCAAAAATCGACATTGATAATATATCGCCTTCATTATACTTCAAATCAGAAGGTGGTAAGAAAAAAGTTGCAGTATTTCTGCCACTCCAACTACCCCATAATCGTGTTTCTGCTATTGCTAATGCTTTAGATGCAGACATAATAATAGGTATATCTATTATTTGAACAGATTGAATACCAGCCGCGTTTGTTTCCGCTTTTTTAGCGCTTTGCGCTGCTTGCTGCCCTTCTAAATCCTTATCTAAGTATTTTACAACAACTTGTGATGGAAGATCAAAATTCGCTATATCATCCATAGTTACTGGTCGGGGCGCATCACTATCTTGTATATGTGCAGCAAGTTTAGTTTCATCTATAGATATTGCATTTACTTTACTTTTATCGAAAAAGTGCAGTATACCATCTGATTCTCTAACGCCGATAGCATATGCTGATAATAGTGGATCGAATATTCGTCTAGTTTCTTGATCCCCGGATATTACATAGCCTATTATATCGTCATTAGGTGCATCAATCACATCGTATAATAAATCTTCACTAGGTAAGTTTCGTAAATCTGTAACTTCTGTAAATCCTGCCCTATTCATAATCTTACGAATAGAATTATCTATAGTTTCATTTGTTCCATCTAAAGTAGCATCGGCTACAATCTCAAACTGCGGAAGCCTGTTACCGAATGATGTTAGTTCTAAATTATTTATAACAACATACGCTAAGCCTCTATTTGCTGAAGTCAATCCAGCGCCTTCTGTAGCCTCGATTAGGGAATCAGGTAATGGTATTGTCAGTTGTGATAATGTTATGTTACTTCCAGATGTTTCTGGCACAAAAAAGAATCTATTTCTCACTAACAATCTTGTCCAACCAGCACTAACCGATCCGGCCATATCGAATCCACTATCCGAATCAACTATTATAAAATCCATTATTAGTATTATCAGTAAATCCTTGTAAATTTATTTTCAATCCGATATTATATTTAGTAAGATCAGGGCCATTAGGTTCTGAACCAATTACCATTACATCTGCTAAATTTCCAAATCCTACACCTATACCTGTTCCTACATTTATTAGTTGACTATTATTTATAAGATCAATATCACCATTATGCAATACATATGCGTCAGCGAATTTACTTATCAATAAATCTTGGGTTATTGATATTGTATCAACATGGATAGCATTTCCATCGACAAATCCAGTCCCATCTTTTACAGTTATTGAAGATGATCCATCGCTATTCTTTACTACTGATTGTAATATCAGATTTTGTTGATTATCGACAGATGCCGTTCCAGTAAATCCACTTAGATTAGTTGCTTTTCCAACTACTAATAATGATAAATCAGGACCATCTACAGATGAATCCAATCTAAGTTTCGTAGATGATAAAGCAGTTGCAGTTATTTCATCACTTGTAGTATTAGTAAAAGTTGTTTGAGTCATAGATATATTAGGTCCACTAGATTCATTTATGGCAATAGAACCAGAAGAATTTTTTACTATAACTTGTGTCCATCCTGTAGATGGTGTATCGCTTTTAGTTGATTTTACAGTAAAAGAGCCATTATTAGAAGCATTAGTAAAACCAGAAACTACTAATGCTAAACCTTTTTTGAATTGTGTAAGATCAGCACCTCCCGGAGGTGAAGAATATGTTATTTCAAGATTACCAGAACCAGAAGGTTTAGCAGATATATTTTTACTTGTAACATTTATAGTTTCATCAGAATTTAGATTTCTGAATATCAATTTTCCATCAGCACTGATTTTCAATATCCGTCTAATTGGGCCTTCCAAAAAACCGATTGCAACATCAATAAAAAACTTATTAGTAGTTTGTCCTGATGCCCCACCTATCAAACCTTTACCTTGTTTTGTACTTTGTGTTCTAACATCAGACATCCATATAATAGTGCCTGATGTTCTAATAAAGTTTCCAACGCCAAACTTTATTGATGATCCTTCTGATGTTGATTGTAAATTGAAATCACCTACTCTTGGACCTTGAATATTAGGAGATTGCGAACCAAACAATGTAGGAAATAATATCTGTGAATCAAATATA